TAATGATCCTTTCCTATACTTAAACGATCAGCAAACTGAGTTTACATCTTATGATGCTATCGACCCATATAACGCAGGTTTTACTGTCACAACAGCTTTAGGGGGTCTTAATACCAACGGTTCAACTTACATCTTCTACGCTATTGCAACATAAAGGAGTTTAGTCATGGGACTAATAAGAATAAGAGACACGGAAGAGGTGGTAACGGAAATAACTTTTCGCACGATGCACAAGAAAACTCGACCTGTTCTAGAGCCAACGCTCACAGCAGAACGTCTAGATGGTCTTGGTGCAGATCCTGTTATGGAAAGTGCTCAAGCTAAAACTACCCCGCCTTACGAGTTTAGTTTTAGGTCTGGTGTAGCAAAAGATTCTGATGGCAATTGGATGACAGTCAATTCTGTTGGGCCAGTGTTTACAGAATACACAGACGATGATGGTAAGGTGCAAACGGTTGACGCACAAACCACAGCGTACCGCGCTCGTATTGACGCTGATGCGGCTGAAGCCCAAAGGTCTACTCGAACGTCGTTACTTTCTGAATCTGATTGGACACAGATGGCTGACACCGCTTTGAGCACAGAAAAAAAAGCTGAGTGGGTTACATATCGCAAAGCACTTAGAGACTTGCCAACTGCATCAGGATGGCCTCATACTCACACCATGCCAACGAAACCATCATAATGCCAAAAGATACCACAAATGAAATCGCGTTAACAACGCCTGACATTAAGATTCAGCTTCCACAAGCGAAGCCTGAATACAAATCTATGTTGGCAAACATTGCAGAAAAAGCTCCTGCAATCGCACAGGCATCTAGCAACTTCTATAAGTCTCATTCACAGATGATGAGTGTTACATTAGATGTAACTGCGATCACACCTATACGGTCCGTAAAGCACAGTCTTGCTGAGATAGAAAAGACAAAAGCAGCTTTGCAAGAGGGCTACTTCAAGATGAAGAAGGAAGAAGTAAAGCTCAAGAAGCTAGAGCGTAAGCTCCTAGAAGAAGATGATGATCTTGAACGTGAGATGCTTGAGATTAAGATTAACGAAAAGCAGGCACAGGCGGCAAGCTCTCGTGGATATGTAGAAGCTGCGGTTCGTAAGCTAAACTTCTTTACTAATCAGTATGACAACCTGATGAAGAAGATCGGCAAGGACGAGCTTACCGAAGAAGACTATGAGCGCGAAGAAGTTAAGTACCACATTATGACCTGCATGAAACAAGCCTTGAATGCAGCTAGAAGTCGTAATGGTCAAATAGATGAAGGTAATCTTATTTATGTGTTTGATCTAGGGATCAATGCAGCGCAGGCACAGGCTGAAGTCTTTTCTTATTTGCAGTGGGAAAACGAAATCATCAAACAAGGTAAGGCACCAGAGCATCACCACACGGTTCAGTGGTTAGAGGCTTGTGCAGAAAAATGGGCAGATTGCCCTGGAGACTTTGCAAACAGCCGTGGTTTTGATATCATGGACAGAACATCTCTGACTAACACTCCACAGCTAGAGGATAAGAAAAATGGCACACAAAGTAGTAAAGTACAGACTAGAAAGTGATGGGACTATACCAACTTGGTTAAAGTTTGGTGTATCGCAATCAACAGGTGGTATGTATCCAGTTGCAGATAGTGGCACAGCTAGTCCACAAGATTGGATTATGATCGGCATATCGGCTGATGGTTCAGATACTTCTGGTGCAATTGAGGAAATAACATCTAAAGATAATCTACAGACTTACCTTACTGCACAAGCATCAGCAAACAGTTGGACAGACCCTGCACCAACAGAGGAAGATCCAGGTGCAACAACCACTTTTGATGCGGCTGCACACGCTCAACGTGTTTGGGATGATTTAGACGCACTTAATGGATAAGTTCAATTGAACTAATTAGGACAACAGATGCCACTACAAAAACTTCAGTTCCGTCCAGGTGTAAACAGAGAGACAACTTCTTACACAAATGAAGGTGGTTGGTTTGATATAGACAAGGTGCGCTTTCGCTTTGGTATGCCTGAGAAGATTGGTGGTTGGTTAAAGTTCACCACAGCATCATATTTAGGTACAGCAAGAGCTATGCACCCTTGGGTTGGTTTAGATAACAGCCGATTAATAGGCATTGGCACATCTCTTAAATATTATATCAACCAAGATGGTGGTGCTTTTAACGATATAACTCCTGTTCGTAATACGACAGCAGCAGGGGATGTAACCTTTGCTGCAAGTAATGGATCATCTGTAATCACTGTAACAGATGCGTCTCACGGGGCGGTGGTAAATGACTTTGTAACCTTTAGCGGTGCAGCTTCTCTTGGTGGCAACATAACCGCAGCCGTATTAAATCAAGAGTATAACATCACTGAAATAATCAATGACAACAGTTACAAAATTTCTGCTCGTGCAGCAGGTACGACCATAACACAAATAACCGTAGACGGAGCTTTGGTTCCTAGTTTGGTAAACGCCAACTCCTCTGACACAGGTAATGGTGGTGGATCTATAGTAGGTGCTTATCAAGTAAGTGTTGGCTTGGATACAACTGCAACAGGTGCAGGTTGGGGTGTAGGAACGTGGGGTCGTAATGGTTGGGGAAATGCGGCTACTACACCTATTGTTACGAACACCTTGCGTATCTGGTCACATGATAACTTTGGTGAGGATCTGCTTATCAACGTGCGTAACGGCGGTATATATTACTGGGATAAAACAAACGGATTTGCTGCGAGAGCCGTGAATCTTGGTTCTCTCGTAGGATCATCTAGCGCACCCACCATAGCAAAACAGATTATGGTCTCAGATAGAGACAGGCATATTATAGCATTTGGTTGTGATTCAGAAATAAATCCTGGGGTGCAAGATCCTTTGTTGATACGTTTTTCATCTCAAGAGTCTTTGACTGACTGGGCAACGAGACCAGACAATACAGCAGGAGAACTTAAAATAGGTTCTGGTTCTGAGATTGTTGCGGCAGTAGAAACAAGACAGCAGATACTTGTGTACACAGACGAGTCTCTTTACGCTATGCAATTTTTAGGGCCACCATTTACGTTTGGCGTAAACCTTGTGTCAGAAAACACTACAATAATGGGGCCGTTATCTGCCGTGGCTGTAGAGGACAACGTATTCTGGATGGGTCTAAAAGAGTTCTACTCTTATGGTGGTACGGTGCAAAGACTACCCTGTACTGTAAGAGACTTTGTGTTTGATGACTTTAACTTATTACAAAGAGAAAAAGTTGTAGCCGCAACCAATACAGCTTTCTCTGAGATATGGTGGTTTTATCCATCTGCAAGCAGCAATGATAACGATAGGTATGTAGTTTACAATTACGAGCAACAGGTTTGGTATTATGGAGCACTTGCTAGAAGCTTTTGGATGGATCGTGGTATCTTCGACAACCCAATTGCAGCAGGGCCAAACAATTACCTCTACACTCAAGAGTCTGGATTTGATGACGATGGGGCTGCAATTACTGCATATATTGAATCAAGCCAAATGGACATAGGTGACGGAGATCAGTTTGCTTTTATCAAACGCATGATACCTGATCTTACCTTTCGAGGATCTACAGCGGGTAGCCCATCTGCTAATCTAACAGTTAAAACCAGAAACTTTCCTGGGGGCAACTACTTACAAACAACATCTAGCGCAATAGCTAAGACGGCATCTGTGCCTGTAGAACAGTTTACAGATCAAGTTCATCTAAGGCTGCGTGGACGTAGCTTTGCAATGCGTATTGAGTCTACAGCTTCTGGAGTTGGTTGGAGGTTAGGATCTCCAAGGCTTGATATACGCCCTGATGGGAGGAGGTAGTGTCCAGAAATCTTATTCTACCCTTCTTTGCTGTACCACCAACACAGTATGAACAGCAATATTTTGCTAACCTGACAAGAAGTTTTGCTGTATATATGGAACAGCAGCAGAACCCAGGCGAGGAAAGGGCTACAAAGCTTACGTTAACAGACTTACAGACTGATGATTCAGGTTTAGAAAATGGAGCATTGTTTCAACAACAAGGATTTGTTAAGATAGCATTAATCAATACACCGCATGTCCGTGGCTCTGGGGCAACAGGTGCGGTAGGAACAGTAACGGTGACAACGACATGAGTGATACAATTCTTACTATGAGCAACGGTTCTAAGTGGAGACCGTCAACATCTGTGGATACAATACAGTGCCACAGTTGTGATAATTTAGTAGACACACCAGAAGAAGTTGCTACATACCCAGATGGAAATTGTCCTGACTGCGGAGAGTCTTGGACAGCAGAAACTAAACGGCACACGGCTATCACCGTGACCGCCCCCGAAGCTATATCAGGAGAAGCATAATGTCAGTAGCAAGCAGAAGAGCAGCAAGAAAAGCATCTGGTAGACGTGCACAAGCTGCTAGAAAAAAAGCAGGAAAAAGTATAAAGTCTAGTTCTGCTGCTAAAAGAGCAAGGTCTAGAGCTTCAGAGAGAAGAAGAAAAGCAGCATCTGCAAAGGCAGCAGCAGCAAGAAGAGACGCAGCTAGACCAAGCGTAGTAAAGGCAAAAGCTGCATCAACAGCAGCAGCGAGAAGAGATGCTGCAAGACCAAGTGTGCAAAGGGCAGCAGCGCAAAAAAGTGCAGCATCAGCCGCACGATCTTCTAGATCAGGTGTGCAAACAAGATCAACTTCAGATGTTGCAACAAGACGCGCCCAAAGAAAATCTTCAGGACAAAGCGCATTAGATAAAGCAAGAGCAGCAGCAAGAGCCTCAAGCGCAAGATTGGCAGCAGCAAGAAGAGATGCTGCAAGGCCAAGTGTAGTAAGGTCAAGGGCTACTTCCGCAGCAGCAGCAAGACGTGATGCGTTAAGGCCAAGTGTGGTGGCAGCTAGAAATGCTAATGCAGCAGCTAATCAACAAGCTGCTCAGTCAATGAGATCAGCAGGTATAAGGGATCTTACAGGAACACCTACTCGTGGCCTTCGCCCCGCAGACATTAGAAGGCGACCTGTGCCTCGACCAACTACACCTTCAGGCCCGCAAAGAACCAGTGCGTCTACAGCAGCGGCTAATCAGCAGGCGGCTGCGTCAATTCTTGGAGCAGGACAAAGAAATCTTTCAGGTGATCCGAACAAGAGCACTATACTCCAACAGATTATGAGTGGTTTTCGCAACACCCTTAGAGGTGAAGGTCTGCCAGGAGACAATCCAATAACAGCAAAGCCAATCACTACAGACGGTCCAAGCACACGTTTACCGCCTCCAAAGCCAGACATACATGGAGATCCAGATCGCTCTCCTCCAGTTCAACCTCCAGTTCAACCTCCAATGCAACCTCCAATGGAACCTCCAATAACTATCCCTGAATACCCAGGTGGAGGATACCCAGGCGGAGGATACCCAGGTGGAGGAATGATGGGTGGTGGTTTTGGCTACAGTCCTAACCTCATGAGGTATGAATCACAACAAGGCGCAGGTCAGGTTCCATATTATATGGCAGCAGCTAGAAATTCTATGAATCCAAACATGAGTCCTGCATTTATGCATGCTGCTAGGAACTATGATATACTTGGTGGTATGCAAAGAACTAGAGCGAGGCCAATAGAAATGATGAGCGCAAGAGAACGTGCTGAAATCATGAATATGGGAAGTAACTTTAATACACCTAATTATAACTCACCTTATTATCAGCCGTCTCCTCAGAATCAGTTTGATTATTTTAGCAACATGGTTGGCGGCGGCGGCGGTAAAGGCGCAGGAAGACCTATGCCTCAAGGTATGGCTAGGGCTATGTCAGGTGGACTTGGTTCATTTATGGGGGCAATGGGCGGCATGGGTGGAATGTTCTAATGCCTGCTACTGTTCTAGACGATTGGAAAATTCTACCACGTCTTATGATGTTGGCTGTTACGATTCTTACATATCAGGCAGTACATTGGTTTATGGGTTTACCTGATCCATCTGTTGCACAGAGTGGCCTCGTATCTGTTTGCATGGGTGCTCTTACTGGTTGCTTTGGCATATGGATGGGCAAAGAATCCACGTCTGCAAAGAAAAAAGTTGTTGAGGAGGAATTGCTATGATTGCTCAACTGATAGGGCCAATAGCTAATTTAGCAGGAAGTTGGTTTGATGCGAAGTCACAAGCGCAAGCTGCAAGTGCAAAACTCAAGCTAACAGAGGCGGAAGCGAAAGCCAAGATCATGCTCTCAAAAGAGACCTCAGTCGCAGACTGGGAGCGCATCATGGCGCAAGGCTCTCAATCAAGTTGGAAAGACGAGTGGTTTGTAATTGTTCTGTCTATTCCGCTTGTTTTGGCGTTTGTTCCAGGCACTGATGGTTGGGTGGATAAAGGCTTTGAACAGCTTTCCAAAGCACCTGACTGGTATTTTTATAGTTTAGGTATCGCCATATCAGCGTCATTTGGTGTGCGTGGCGTACAGAAGTTCTTTAAGAGGTAGCGATATGTCTGACATGAAGATACCTGTTGCTTTAGTCTTTGCTATGGCTGTGCAGTTGGTAGCTCTTGTATGGTATATAAGTGGAATGGTTCACGACATCGAACATCTTGAGGGGACAGTGTCTGCACAACAAGACATTATTGGGCTAATCAGCTCAGATGTAAATGATTTGTGGGAGTTCTGCACTTTTACTGAAAACAAATGGGCAGAGAGTTATACCTCTGACATGGTCTATGAACGTGTCTGTGGCACGAAGGAGTTTATAGATGA